AACACACCAGTGGTACAACGCCCCATCAGGCACAGCAGGAAACGCCATTACCTTTACTCAGGCAATGACTCTGGATGCTAGTGGTCGGCTTGCAGTGGGAACAACGGGAACAATCATTTCCCCTGTTACTGTTCAAGCAACCAATGTAAACGGCTATGGTTTTGGCATCATCAATGACGCAACCAACAACACTGGAAAACTTGATTTCCTCAGTGTATCTAACGGAGGATATACTCGCATCGTGGGTGATGGTCGTTCGACTGGCTATATTGCCTTTCAAACCAACGACACAGAACGCGCCCGTATAACTTCAAGCGGTCTTTTTAATTTATCTGGTTCTGGAGCGAACACAGCTACAACTGGTTGGGCAGGTGTTCAAACTGATCCAATTGGCACAATAGGTATTTCTCGCAACGGCTCAAATGTCTTGGCTTTTTTCCACACATCAAATGCTAGTGGCCTCAGCGGAACACCTGTTGGTACAGTTAGCATTACAACTGTTGCTACTTTATACAATACTACTTCAGATCAACGATTGAAAGAAAACATTGTTGATGCTCCTGAGTTTGGTAGCGTAATTGATTCTATTCAGGTGCGTAGCTATGACTGGAAAACAGATGGAACACATCAACGAGCAGGATTTATTGCTCAAGAGTTGGTAACTGTTGCTCCTGAAGCTGTACATCAACCAGCAGACGCAGAAGAAATGATGGCTGTGGACTACTCCAAACTTGTCCCAATGTTGGTCAAGGAAATCCAATCTCTCCGTAAACGCCTTGCAGACGCAGGACTCTAATCTTTTAAAAGGAAACAATCATGTCAGTAACATACACTTGGAAAATCAACACTCTTGAGAGCAACACAGCAGACGGCTTTGTTTCTGTTGCGCATTGGAGTTGCAACGCTGTAGATGGTGACGATAGTGCATCAGCCTACGCAACAGTCTCATGGGCTGAAGGTACTCCTACGATTCCTTACAACAGTCTCACAGAGGCTACAGTACTGAACTGGGTATGGGAATCTGTTGACAAGAGTGCTACAGAGGCTTCATTGGCTGCTCAGATTGCTTTGCTGAAGAATCCTGTGAAGACTACTGGCACACCTTGGTCAGCTTGATAGGCCATGAGTGACTCTGTACAGACATCAGTTGAGACAGCTGGAACTATCGTAGCTAAGGTAGCCCCTCCAGCTACAGTCTCTCTGGCAACTATCATGGGTGTACAGGTCAGTGAATTAGTTCTATGGGCTACACTGATCTATACAGTTTTATTAATTAGTCACAAGGTATGGACTATTTATAAGGAATTTAAAGATGGCTACAAAAGCTAAAACAGGTGGTAAGGTTGGTAAAGTTATGCACGAGTACAAAGCTGGTACGTTGCATAGCGGTAAAGGTGGCCCAGTAGTTAAATCTCGTAAACAGGCTATTGCAATTGCTATGTCAGAAGCTAACATGGCTAAGAAACCTAGTAAGAAGAACAAATAAAGGAAGACATAAATGGCTACGTATTTAGACGTTGTGAACAATGTGCTCAGACGCTTGCGTGAGCCTACTGTCACCTCTGTGAATGATACTGACTACTCAGCTATGTTAGGTGTGTTTGTTAATGATGCCAAGCGTGAAGTTGAAGATGCTTACGATTGGAATGCTTTAGCAACTACCCTAACAGCTGATACTACAGCGAATATCTTTAACTATGTTCTAGTAGGTTCTCGTACACGCTTTAGAGTCATTGATGTATACAATGAGACTAAAGAGCTTGAGATGCACTACAAGCCTACAGCATGGATGAATAGGCAGTTCATCATTGTAGATCAGCAGAAGGGTTCACCAACATACTACAACTTCAACGGTGTAGATGACAATGGTGATACTCAAGTTGATGTATATCCAGTACCTGATACAGCTTATACATTACGCTTTAACTTGACTATCCCTCAAGCTGATCTTGTAAGTGATAATGATCGTATCTTAGTTCCTTCTCACTTGGTGTCTATGTTAGCTCACTCTAAAGCTATTGCTGAGCGTGGTGAAGATTCAGGTGTATTGTCTTCAGAGGCCTACCAGATGTATCGATTGGCACTCGCTGATGCTGTGGCTATTGAGCGTAATCACTACGAAGAAGAAATGACTTGGGACGCTACATAAATGTCAGAACAACTCTTAACGACAACTATTCAAGCTCCGGGATTTATGGGTTTGAACCTTCAGGACTCTTCAGTGAGTCTTGAGAATGGTTATGCCACAGTATCTTCTAATTGTGTTATTGATAAGTTTGGTCGTGTAGGTGCTCGTAAGGGATGGACACCTGCACACTCATCATTAGCAGCTTTGACAGGATTCAATGTTAAAGCTATTGGTGAGTTGATTGATAACAGTGGTAACTCTTACATCATCGCAGCTGGACACAGTAAGCTCTTTAAGCTCTCAGGATCTACACTTACTGAGCTTACCTACGGAGGTGGTGGCACAGCTCCAACTATTACAGCTGATAACTGGCAGATGGCTCCGTTGAATGGATGTCTATATCTTTATCAAGCTGAACATACACCTCTAGTGTTCGATCCTGCGGTCAGTACAACATCTTATAAGCGTATCTCTGAGAAGACTGGCTACTTAGGTACTGTATCAAGTAATAACTGTGTTATCAGTGCTTATGGTCGTACTTGGAGTGCTAATAACGCTACAGACAGGAGTACTGTACAGTTTTCAGACTTGCTAGCTGGTCATGTGTTGAATACAGGTACTTCAGGTACTTTGGATGTCTCTACAGTGTGGCCTGCAGGTTCTGATGAGATTATAGCTCTAGCTTCACATAATAACTTCTTGATTATCTTTGGTCGTAGACAGATATTAGTATACGCAAATGCTACAGATCCTAATAACTTAACACTTTCTGATACAATTACAGGTGTTGGTTGCTTTGCTAGAGACTCAGTAGTTAAGACAGGTAGTGATATTGTCTTCTTGTCAGATACAGGCGTACGTTCACTAATGCGTACCATTCAAGAGAAGTCAGCTCCAATGCGAGAGATTAGCTTGAATGTTAAGGATAGTCTAATTGATGACTTAAATTCTGAGACAGCAACTAATATCAGAGCTGTATATTCAGATAAGGATGCCTTCTATTTATTATCCTTACCAAGTATGAATACTGTCTACTGCTTTGATATGCGAGGACAACTTCCTAATGGTGCAGCTAAGACTACAACTTGGGATAATATTACTCCTACAGCTTTCTTCTATACCCGTAATAAAGATTTATTGCTAGGACAAGAAAGTTATATTGGAAAATATCAAGATTTACTTGACAATACCAGTACTTATAGATTAAAATACTACACTAATTACTTTGACTTTGGTTCTCCTACAGCATTAAAGATTCTAAAGAAGGTTAATCTTACATTTGTTGGTGGTAATGGAGCTGATGTAGTTGTTAAGTATGGGTTTGATTTTAGTCCTAGTTATATCTCACGTGTTGTGCAGTTGGGTGATATATCAGTTGCTGAATATGGAATAGCTGAATATAACATTGGACAGTACACAGCTGGTGTAGTGTATGACAATAAGAAGATTCATGCAAGTGGTTCAGGTAATGTCGTACAGATTGGACTTGAAACTGATATCAATGGATTTGAAATATCTTTACAGAAACTAGATTGCTATGTTAAAGCAGGAAGGACTCGATAATGAGTAACTATACCAAGAGTACAGACTTTGCAGCAAAGGATTCCCTATCAACGGGTAATCCTGCAAAGTTAGTGAAAGGTACTGAGATTGATACTGAATTCAGTGCTATTCAATCAGCTGTGAACTCTAAAGCTGATAAAGCTAACCCATCATTTACAGGAACTCTGACAGCAGTAGATATCACTATGTCAGGAACATTTACAGGAACACTTGACGGAGGTTCATACTGATATGGCTGATTGGACAGATTTAATTGGCCCTTTGCTGGGCACTGCAGGTAGCGTATACTCTGCTAATACGGCTGCTAATGCAACCACTAACGCAGCTAATCAGGCTGCTCAAGCTGCACAGTTCCGTCCTGTAGGTATTACTACTAGGTTCGGTAAGTCAGGCTTCCAGTATGATCCTGCAACAGCTCAACTGACAGGTGCTGGCTATCAAGTAGCTCCAGATGTTGCAGCTATGCGTGAAGGCTTAATAGGCTTAGCAGGTACTGGCTTAGGTCAGGCTCAAGCTCAACAGGCTCAACAAGCTGGTATCAATCAAGCTGGTCAAGGTCTATTTAATCTAGGTCAACAGTATATTGCTCAGACACCTCAGGCTGCAGCTCAAGACTGGATGAATAAGCAGACTAACTTGTTAGCTCCCGGACGTGAACAGCAACTAGCTCAGCTCACTAACCAGCAGCAACAGCAAGGTCGTTTAGGTCTAGCTACTGGAGGCACTACAGCAGGTTACACAGCTGGTG